GAATCCTGAGCGTCGCAAGAATTTCCGTGCGCGGCATAACTGCGATACGGCGAAAGATCCTACCAAACCCAGAACGTGGTCATGCAAAGCATGGTAATTTTATGGACAAGATGAAACTTGGCGGTGGAGGACGGTACGAGAAGCTCGTTAGCAGTCTTGAGAGCAAGGGCGTCAAAGACCCGAAGGCTCTTGCGGCATCCATTGGTCGTAAGAAGCTCGGCAAGGCGAAGTTCCAATCGCTCGCTGCGAAAGGTCGTCGCCGCGCTGAGCGCCAGTCTAGCTACGCTTAGGATAGCGTCCTTTGACGTACGGCTTCTTGGCCGACTCCTTATCGACGACGAACTTCTGTGGGTCTGCGTAGTTCCATGAGATATCGCCGCCCGTACCACGCTGGATCATAATCGATCCGGTTATTTTTCCTTCCTTGTCCGTCATGCCGGAACGATCCGCTCGCTTCGCCATTCCGAGCATAAATTGTCGAGGTTGATTGAAACCAACTTCCTTCATCACAATCACCTCTCTGGCCCAGTTCGTTAGGTCCGACGATCCGAATCCTGAGTAGGCCATCTCTGCCACGCTCTCCGGTTTGTCGTCTCGACCTTTGGGCTTCGGGAAGTGGTGAACGAGAATCAGGACTACGCCTGTCTCCATCATAATTGGCTGGAGCAAGTGCCGCGTAAAGTTCGCGCAGACCTCGATATCCGATGGATTGCCGCCCATGTAGGAGAGCAGCGGATCGATATAAACCACATCGACCTTAGTCTTGCGAACGAGGCGGCGCAGCATCGTCGCGAAGTCAGAACCCGTTCTCACCGTCTCGCGGAAGAAAAGCATATTGGCACTCCGAAGACCTCGCTCCCAGTTCTCCTTGCCGAAGGTCATCTGAGCAGCGCCCTTGAGCGCATCATGCTGATCGGCGATGTCGTTTTCCGCCTGAATGTAAGCTACTTTTAGCGCACGGACGGGTTTAACACCGAACCAAGCTTCGCCGGACGCCCACTTCAGACCCTGATACGCGGCCATTGAGCTTTTGCCGCATCCACTTTGGCCCACAAAGAGAAGCGATGATCCGCGCCGAACCCACCTATCGCCGATCAGATTGTCAGGATCATTCTGCGGATCGTACTCGATGATGGCATCTATCGAGAACTCCATCGGCATGTCCTGCGCGTCCATGTCGTCCTTGAACGCTTCCCAGTTCACCGCGCCCACATTAACAGCCAAGAGCTTCTGCTCCTTGCCATCGCGCATTACACCGGCCAGACGACTGAACCGGCTCGCGTTCTTGTTCTTCGGATCGATGCCGATGCTTTCGAGGTAGCGATAGACGACATCGCGGCGCTCGTTCCATTCCTCTCTATTGGCCGCTTCAACGCGCACCCAGCCATGCAGACTCTTGCCGCCGGAATCTATGACGACCGATAGCGGGAGCTTCGACTCCTTCAACGCTGTCCATTGCTCATCCTTCGTCTTCTCGTCCATCTCGACTAGGACATGGCGGAAGTTCGCCACGCCGGAATCCGAACCGCTCTCGTCGAAGCATGGATTGATGCGGACGTATGCACCCTTGCTATCGCTGCCATTCCACATGGCGCTGATGGGCGGCGTGAAGTGGTTCTTAATCCATTCGTCGCGCTTGAGGAACGTACCCTTGGAGGCTGGCCTACCTCGACCCTCTTCGTCGAAAATGATGTCGTTACAGATGCAGACAACTTCGTCCGACTCGAAGCAGGCTTTCAGGAAGTCGATTGTCGTAAACGGAGACGGAGGTTCCGGCATCGTTTGGATCGTGCGAACGACGAACTTGCCGGTGGGCGAGATGGGATTGCCGCCCTGCCCAATGCCTGACTGAGCGGATAAGAGCCAGCCACGCGGCTTGTCGTGCGAAACCTTGGACGCTTGATCGAGCTTGTGGGCCAGTTCATGTGGTTTCCACGGTGGGAGACATTTCGCGTTGTACTCGTTGAGGAGCGTATCAGCATCCCCCGCATTAAGCTCAAAACCGTGTATGAGCGCGGTTGCGACGGCGAAAGTTGCGTTATGACCGCCTTGACCAGCGACGGCTCCGGGCGTGTTTCTGAGCCATGCTCTTGCACGGTCGATCTTTGATTGATTCATTTGATTCCAAGTTGTTTGCGCGCTATGTCCCCGCTTTCGCCCAGATCATTCGAGGCGATTTGCTGGAGAACCGACTTTGATTCTTCGAACTTTGCGAAAAGGAGAGACAGCTCTTTGGGAGTCATCAGGTACTTGCTCCAGTGTTGGATTGGTATGGAGCGAGACTGAAACTTCGCAAAGAGCTGCTCTTGTGCTGCGATGTAGAGTTTAGGGTGCTTGTTCAATGACCGGGGTGAACTTGGCCTTGAATTCGGCTTTCGTTCGAACGTACACCTTGGGTTTTCCGTCACGGGTGTAGGCTATCCCCACCCATTTCATTTCCCCGATTCGTATCTCTACGTCGTCGGAAATGACTTCAACCTGCACCGTACTGTTTCCTGAGTTTTTGAATTTCATCTTCTGAGGCGTTATCGAGATGTCCTGTACCAGCCGCATGCCAAACGCCGTCAACAATTTGCGCCTTTGGCTTGGGCTTAGTCATCCAACCTCGAAGAATCGCATGGTCGATGAGTGCTGGCGCTTCCTTCAATAACTGTTCTCTAGTGATTTGAGTTTCCATCATAATTAATCTTTTTTAACCGTCTTTCCGCGCCATCCGCCTGCTTTTCTCATCCCGGGTTCCTGACCAAGTTCGTTGACGAATCCGCGTCGGATCAGCCACTCCTTGTACTTCTGGTCGATGTAAGCGAAGTGAATCTTTTCGGGTGATTCATCTGCTTCTGCTATCCGCATAATGGGCATTTTGTTTGCGCTGATCATTTGTATGTCTCGATTGTGTGTTTGTAGTGTCGCTCGGCTTGAGTGCAGTTCCAGCAAAGGTCTTGAGTTCCGTTGCATCCGCACCCGAGAGATTTGAAAAGTATGCTGGCCAACCATTGGTATTCCGCGATGGCCGCTCGCAATGTCTCCACGTCCGTTTCTTCGGACATGGGTTTGATATTCTCGCTCATTTGACGACGAAGAGAATGAAGTAGGCGCTGGCGACGACGACGCCCATAGCGAACGCGGCGATGAGCAATTGATTTAGCTCCTCGGGCGAGGGTGGACGATTGGCTTTGTGTATCACCGGCCACCGCCCATCGCGTAGTGGAGGATCAAAAGGGCGTCGCAGTTTCGAAGCGTGACGTCCAGATTCGGATACAGTTCCTGAGCTTTGCTTTTTAGCTTTCGCTTCCATTCTGGTCCGGTTTCGCATGATTTACGTCCTCCAAGTCCAAGTGGTTCTTGCCAGATTTTCGGCTCAACACGGTGAAGCGCGTAGCCTTGCGCGTAGCCTAGCCCCTGCACAATCCCGTAGTTTTCATGGAGCGTGGCCATGCTGGCCGACGACGTGAGTTTGCTGACGAACTTTGGCACTTTCTCGACCCACAGATGCGAGTCGGCCACCTTGAATCCTGCCAGTAATTGCGCCGTGTCGGGCAGCGACTCAGGCATTGGGAAGAGCAGTATTCCGTCCGCAGTGCTGACCGCGAATCCGCCGCCCACACCCGGATCGACCGCAACGATTGTTTGGTTTGATTTCATTCGCTTAGTATTATTTTTAGTAACAGAGAATAGTCACCTGCTCGGCAGCGATTCGAACTGCTGATTTCGTGTCTCCGCCTTCCGTCCAACGCTCGACCTTCACGCGGCCTTTGACGCGCACCAGAGCGCCGTTTTGGACCTCCATGATCTTCTCCGCAACTTGTCCCCATGAGGATATTTCAAAATCATCGAAGTCTTCGTGGAAGCGCCCTTCGTTGTCAGTCCAGTGGCGGGCGATTGATATAACGCGGCGCACCATGAGTGAGCCGGTTTTGGTTTCGGTTTGCCGACTGATGCCGCGCAGTTCGCCGATCAGATAGACTACGTTCTCGGTGGGCGTGGATGTTTCGTTTGCTGTCGTGGATACACTCATTGGAAAATACAACCTAGTTCACGGTAGCAGGTCATACGCTTCTTAGCGTGGAATGCTCCGATGGGGTGGAATTTGTCAGAGAAATCTACGATTGTCGCGCAGTTCTTGGTTTCTGTTTTCCGCAATGCCCGACTGGCTCGTTGGATCGTTTTCTGCGACGACCGACCGCCGCTGACCATAATTAGCAGTTCGACGTTGGGCAGATCCAATCCTTCGTCGGCCAATGATGTGGCGATCATGGTTCGCAGGTTGCCAGCCTTGAATTCTTCCATCGCGGCTTTGCGCTGCTTCTTCGCAATCTTGGAATGGACGAGGAGCGAACCGGGAATGCGCTTTTCGTAATCCTCGCCCAGCGTGATGCGCGGGATGAGGATGAGCGTCTGCATGTCGAGGTGTTCGACCGCGTAGTTGATGGCGTATTTGTTGCGCTCGCGGTTCTGACAGATGCCGATATCGACGAGCGATTCCCAAGCGCACATCTTCTTCAGATCTTCATCACTTATCCGCATGTACCGCCGTCTTGTTACAAACAGCCGGTCGATGTTGTCGTCGATCTTCTGCTGAAGGTTCAGGTCCGTGGCGTGGCTGATTTCGAGGTAAGCGTCGGCCAATGAATCGCCAATGTCGGTGCGGCTTATTTCGTAGGTGCGGTTGTGGAAGAGCGTTCGTGTTACCGTGTTCCGGTCTGGATCGTCGCCCCACGGCGTGGCGTCGAAGCCATAACGCAGTCCGTTACAGGACTCGATGATGCGACGCCATCCAGCGGCAGGGCTGTGCTTCGCTTCGTCCACGATGAGCATGTCCTTCTTGCTGAAGTCCACTGATTCATGCGGACAGCGGACATCCACAATCTCATCAGGCACACCGGCAACGCGGAGCGATGTGCGCGCTTGCTGGCATGTTTCTCTGGTCGGAGCAAGCCATCCGAATCTCAATCCAGATCCGCAGTTTTGATAGTTCTTAATGATGCTCGCAGCAATCCATGTCTTACCGCTACCGGCGGGGGCGACGATCAGACCATCGCTAGTTTTGGCCCACTCTACTGCTTTTTGTTGGTATTCTCTTAGATTCATAATTTTAGGAAATTTGCCCCTCCGCCCACTGCTTCATAGCGAGCGAAGGGTATTGTCCGCACCACACGGTGCGATTCGCCGTCATTCGTTCGTTGTACTGTCGGTAGAAAGCGCGCTCGATTGCGTCGTGGCGCACTTCTTGTTCAGCAACTTCCTTAACGCTTGATTGGCGAAAAATCCGATCTTCAAACCATTCTCGTCGCAATGTTTGCGAACCTCTTCGTGGAGCGCCGAGTCGATGGTGATAACTGTGTAAGTGGCTTTTTTCTTCATGTGGGGAAATATTTATTCGCAGGTGTAAATGGTGTCGGTCGTGATTGGCCTGCTTGTGAGTAGGTCATTGGATAATGAAGTCGAAGTTGATCTTCCAGTTGTCGCCGAGGCGGTTGTAGGTATCGCCCTTGATCTTCCAAGTGCGCGGATCGCGGGTCATCTTGGTGTGACGGCAGCGGATACGGACGTCGATGTCCTTGAGCGCCACATTCCGTAGCCGGTGGTCTTCCGGCAGTTCGTGCAGGTGTTTCATGTCAGAAGGTGTTTGATGATCTGATTCCGCTCTTTAATCGAAGCTCGGAGAATGCTCTCAAGCACAACGTGAGGGTTGATTGTCGCAACGTGTTTCCACTCTGGATTGCCATCGATGTGCTTGGCTGTATCAAGACTTTCCACGCGAACGATGCCGTTAAATGCGTGGAGGTAAATAAATGCGCAGTCTCTCATTTAGAATTCCATGAGGTGATAGACCCGCTTGCGAAGCTGGGCGACCTTGGCTCGCTTCTCAAACAGGTCGTGATGATAAGCGATGTCGTATCTGACCGATCCATGCTCGTCGTGGAATGAGTCGCAGTACTTTTCAAGAAAAGCGATGTGCTCCTCAGTGCGACGGATGCGCCAGTTGCGATACCATTTGAATGGGTTCACGGCTTGTCCTCCGTAGTAAATCCGATTCCAGCCTTTGAACACATCGCGTCCGTCGTATCACGCCACAACAGTAAGTCCGCTCGCATTGCGTCGTTCTCCTGCTCCAGTTGTTTCACCCGATCCTCCAGCTTGCGGACATCGAGAGCGATTGCGCGGAGTTGGCGGCGGTCGTTGTAATCGGCAAAAGCCGGCAGGTCCAAGATTCGTTGTTCTACGCTCACGGCTTTGCCTCCTTGGCTTTGTTCCAGTTCAATGACGCACGGATTGAGTCAGATTTACGGAAATCAGAGAAAATTTGGAACGAGATAAGCACTAGCTCCATTTGATTCCCCGCTTCCTCCAGCCGCTTGATGCGCTCTTGAGCGGCGTTGAGTTCGCGTTCGAGTTTCAGGCCTTCAGTTAATAGATATGATTCAGTGCAATCTTCCTGTGCCTTACGAAGCGCAAGGTCCATCCTCGGTGTATCGCTCATTTTGCCTCCTTCCATTTGCCAATCGTGCGTAAAAATGCCTCGGCACGTTGGGATGCGGTTGCATGCCATAGATACTTTCGGCCCTCACACATATCCCACAATGTGTCGTTCATTATATGATCCTGCTTCTCATTCAGTACCTTCTCCGCCTCGTGCATGGCGTTGAGGTCGAACGGGTAGTTCGGGACATCGACACACACATCGAATTCGCTTGGTGTGCCTTTATGTCGTGTCGTAACTCCCCACACCCTTCCGGAACCTGCATCCACATTCTTCCACCCACACGCTTCTGCGATGGCTATTCGTTGCGCTTCTGGTGTCACGGCTTGGCCTCTTTAAATTCCATGTATATTCCCCACGCATCATCAAGCTTATCGGTAACAGCTTCCAATGTTTCCTCCAGTTGCTTGATGCGCTTCTCCAACCCACGAATTTCATCTCTGGCAATTATTAGCGTGTCTCTCACCGCATCGTGTTGATTCTGATTCATAATCTCTGGGTTAAACAAGCCTCCAACAGATAGATATTCCTCAATCAGGTCGGATGCTTTACTCACGGCTTGACCTCCTTTGCTTTAATCCAGTTTGATTGCTCCGTAAGTTTTCGAGCAGCGGCTTCAGTCGAGTCCCAGCGTGATGGATTTGAGTTTTCGAATAGCGCATCCCCCGCCTCCTCCAACCGCTTGATGCGGTCGTTTGCTGCGTTGAGTTCACGTTCGAGCCTCCTGC